ATGCTTGAAGGCGTAGTATTTAGCAATTGGAAGCAGATTGACACAATACCAAAAGAAGCACGACTTGTAGGCATAGGTCTTGACTTTGGATATACAAACGATCCGACAAGCTGCATAGAAATTTACAAGCATAACGAAACACGAATCCTAAACGAAATAGTCTACCAAACAGGTCTGCTTAATTCTGACATATCTAAGAAGTTGCCTAAAGACGTACCTGTTTACGCAGATAGTGCAGAACCTAAAAGTATTGCAGACATTCAACGCTACGGAATAACGATAAAAGGCGTAACGAAAGGCAGAGACAGTATTAACTACGGAATTGATGTTATGCAACGTGAAGAATATTTAGTAACGTCTAATAGCACAAACCTAATTAAAGAACTTAGAAGCTATTGTTGGGATACTGACAAGACAGGTAAACGACTAAACAAACCCATAGACAATTACAACCACGCAATAGATGCGGTGCGTTACCACGAAATGGAAACGTTAGGAATGAACAAGAATTACGGAAGCTATAATGTTCTGTAAAGTACAAAAACACGAAAATTAAGTTATTACTATATGAAGTTAGATATTACTCTTCCTACAAGCTTATCTGAAATACCTTTATCCAGGTATCAAGAATTTATATCTATGAAAGATAAGAGCAATGACGAAGAATTTATTGCACAGAAAATGATACAGATATTCTGCGGTATTAAGTTAGGCGAAGTTGCTAAGATAAAAATGAAGCACTTGAACGAATTGATCGCACACTTTACAAAGGTGTTTAGTGAAAAGCCACAGTTAGTACGAAAGTTTAAGATAAGAGAATTAGAGTTTGGATTCATACCAAGATTTGATGATATAACCTTTGGTGAGTATGTAGACTTAGAGAACTATTTAAAAGATTGGAAGACGTACCACAAAGCTTTAAGCGTAATGTACAGACCTATTAAAACAACGTTTAAAGACAAGTACGAAATAGTTGACTACGAACCAAACGAAGATATGCAAGACTTGATGAAGTATGCACCTTTAGACGTAGCTATAAGCAGTAGTTTTTTTTTGTCGAATTTAGGCGTAGAATTACTGAAAGCTACTCAGACTTATTTGAAGAAAGAACTGAAGAAGATGACGAAGGATTTAACCAATTCTCAGAAAGACATCAGTTTGGAAAAAATTGGGGATGGTACACTTCTATCTATGGATTGGCTGACGGAGACGTTACAAAGTTTGACGAAGTTACAGGATATAGACTTACTAAATGTCTTACCTATCTCAGCTTCAAAAAGCAAAAACACGAAATCGAAGCTAGAGAACTTAAACAACAAATGAAACGATAATGGATTATTTTGACATAATAGACAAACTAAAAGCACACTTTGACGGAGACGTTTTAGTAAACACAGTAACACAAGGAAACCTGTTTGACATAGACTTAAGCAAACAAACAATATTTCCGCTTGTGCATATTATCGTTAACACGGCTTCATTAGAATCTAACGTAGTGCGTTACAACATAAGCATCCTGGCAATGGATATTGTCGACATAACAAAAGACGAAACAGTAAGTGAGTTTGACGGCAATGACAATGAACTATATGTGCTTAACACGCAGCTACAAGTTTTAACACGATGCTACGAACTTTTACTAAGAGGTGACTTATGGTCTGACAAATTCCAAATAGACGGAAACCCAACTTGTGAACCTTTTGTAGATAGATTCGAAAACAAGTTAGCAGGATGGACTATGACCTGTGACATATTAATACCTAACGGAATGACTATTTGCTAATGTCACAATTTAAAAACATACAAGCATTATTAGACGACTTTAAAGACAACGTAATTCGTGAAGCTAAAAGCAACTTAAAAACGAAAGGCAATCTAAACAACAGTCTAAAAGGTTATGTCAAAGAATCAAAGAACAGTATACAGATAAGCTTCGAAATGGAGAGTTACGGTGCTTTCGTTGATCAAGGTGTTAAAGGTGACAAGTCAAGCAACAAAGGAAACAGGCAAAGCGAATCACCATATAAGTTTGGTACGAATAGCAGTCTTATAGGAAAAGCTAAAGGTGGTATGTCGGGTATTATGACTAAGTGGGTAAAGCAAAAAGGTTTCCAATGGAAAGACAAGAAGACAGGAAGGTTTATGTCTTATAAGTCTATGGGTTATATTATAGCACGAAGCATATATAGCAAAGGTCTAAAGCCAAGCTTATTCTTTACTAAGCCATTTGAAAAATACTACGATAGACTACCAAACGAACTAATAGAAAAATTTGGTTTAGATATGGAAAAACTATTTGACCAAATAACGAAATCAAACTTTAAGAAATGAGCATTAATTTATCACGTTCACCGTACATAATAGAAATTGCAGAAACAGGACAAACAGGTTCTAAGATAGAGTTGTTCTTGTGGAATACAGGAAGTCAACCTGCATCACCACAATATACGCTAAGTAAAAAAATACCTGCTTCTAACAACATAAAAACGTATTATAATATTTCACCATACACACAAGAGTATTACAACTTCACAACGTTTCAAAACATATACAACACTTATGACACGGCAATAAATACTGACTATGTTGTACAGTATGCAGTAAAGAAATACAAAGACGTAAGTGGAACGTTTACTTTGCTAAGTACAGAAACAGGTGAATTTATGAATGGATTTGGTTACTATATGCAAGGCGCTAACCCATTAAATTTTATAACCGTTGGACTTGACGAAGGTACATACTTTTACAACTATGATTCTGCTTTACCAACTGACCAAGCTAATTCAATGGCAGGAAGTTTAGATGTGTTCTTTTCTGACAGTAATTTTTTTATACGGTACACGAATTTAAGAACAAACGTGCAAACGGATATACCTTATAGCACATTAGGTTTGAGAACATTTCCAAGAGTACATCTTTCTAACTTAGCAGACGGTAACAAAGTAGAGTTGTTGCGTGGTGCTTCCGTAAGATGGACAGCAACGTTTAAGGCGCAATGTGAACCTAAATACTTTCCTGTACAAGTTGACTTTATAAACAAGTATGGTTCTTGGGCAAGAATATTCTTTCAGAAAGCTAAGAAGCGAAACATCAACGTAAAGACGGACAACTACAAAATTAATCCTGCAACAATACCATACAGTCAAACTGCACAAGGTCAAGTAAAAGAGTTTAACACTACAGGCAAAGAAACAATCAAGCTAAACACAGGATGGGTAAACGACAACTACGCAGAATATTTGCAGCAGCTTCTACTTAGCGAAAAGGTTACTTTGCTTGATTACGAAACAGACACGCAGTACACACCTGTAAACGTAAAAACAAAAAGCTTAGAAAAGCAGACAGGTCTAAATAACGGAATGATGAACTATAGCTTAGACTTTGAATTTGCATACGATTTAATTAACAACGTAGTATAATGCGAACAGTACAAGTTTACATAGAAGGTCAACGCTTAGACTTATTTGATGACGAACAAATAAACGTCACAAGCACACAACAAAACGTTCAAGACATAAGCAAAGTATTTACAGACTTTAGTCAATCCTTTAGCGTTCCTGCTTCAGTAAAGAACAACGAAATATTCCACCACTTTTACGAAAATGACATAGGAGACTTTAATGACGTAAACACGTTATTTGATTTTAACATACGCAGAAACGGAAACATAGAAATAGACTATACACCTTTTCGAACAGGTAAAATAAGTCTTGAAAAAGCGGAAGTAAAAAACAACCAAGCTTATAGCTATCAAATTACTTTTTATGGTGATGTCGTTAGTCTTAAAGATAAGTTTGGAGACAACAAGCTAACAGATATAACTTACCTAAACAACTTTACACACGCTTACAATGGTACGCAAGTAAAGAATAGAATAACAGACGGAAACACGAACTACGATATACGTTACCCACTTATAGGCCAAAGAAAGTTTACTTATGGTGATGGTGGTGCAAATGACATAAACCCAATAAACGGTACTACTTCAATAAACTTTGCAGAACTATTTCCCGCACTTAAGGTAAGGTCTATATTTACGGCAATAGAAAACGAATACGGTGTAACTTTTAACGGCACATTTTTAAGCAATAAAAGATTTACTAACTGCTTTTTGTTTTGTCAAAATAAATTAGAGAAAACGTTTTTAACAGATACTTCAGATATTGACTTTACAAACATAAGCACAACAATATTACAGAACCCACCAAACCCATATAATCCTGCAAGTTATATAGACCTAACTGCAAACAGTATAAATACACAATTCTTACCTGCTTTAGAGTTTGGTTTGCATCGTGTAACTATGTCAATCACTTCGCAGTCTGCGGTAGGTACTTATTTTATAGAAGTCTACAGAAACAATGCAATAGTTAATACTTATAGTGCAACAACGCCACAAGACATAACGGTTTTAAGTATTGAAAATCTTAGTGGCTTAGATGAGACTTACACTTTTAAGGTAAAAGCAAATGCTGCAATGACTTTAAACTTTACCTTGAACTATTCTATAGTTGGTTTTTTTGATGATCCAAGCACAGGAGACTTACAACAAGCTACAAACTTTTCTGTAATTCAAACTAACGCAGTAGTGCTTACTGCGGACATAGGTATATTGAACTACTTACCCGATATGAAAGTAGCAGACTTCTTTAGTGGTGTTCTAAACGAATTTAACTTGACTTGTTACGGTACTGAAGCAGATATTTATACAATTGAACCGCTAAACGAATGGTATGCAAAAGGCGCAGTAGTAGACATTACTGAATACACAGACATAGAAAGCATAAATGTAGACAGAGTTAAGTTGTTTAAAAGCATAAACTTTAATTATGAGCAAAGTGAAAACGTATTAAACCAAGCTTTTAGAGAATTGTTTGAACGTGACTACGGTGATGCTAAGCAGACTTTTAACTATGACGGAAGTGACTACACAATAAAAGTGCCTTTTGAAAATATGATGCAGGAACGTTTCACAGGTACTGCTTTACAAGTAGGATATACTTTAAATAAGAACTTAGAAAGGTACATACCTAAACCGCTTTTGTTGTATATGTATGACGAAACTACGGCAAGTTATCCGTTCAACGATGGCACTACAGTAACAGTAGAAACTGAGTATATGCCTTTCGGTCAAGATGTCTTAGACACTAACGTAAACTACACACTAAATTTTAACGCAGAAATAAGCACGTTTACTTTACAAACTGAGCCAAACACGCTTTACGCCATATACTACCAACCGTATTTACTAAATCTTTACAATTTAAAGAATAGAGAAACCACCGTAAAAACGAATCTACCTATTAGCTTACTGACAAGCTTAGAACTAAATGACAGATTGGTAATTAGAGACAAACGTTATATGATTAACGATATGAAGTCTAACCTAACAACAGGTGAAGTAGAATTTGTTTTGTTAAATGACTTTAGTGATGTTATAAGCGACGGTAACAACAAACCTATAGAACCTTTTCAACCGTCAGACGGTGCGCAATGCTTAGACGTTAGAATATTATTTCCTAATGGTGCAACAAGTGCAACAGTAACTACAACAGATGCAGGTGTAACTATAACGCCAAGCACGTTGACAACAGACGGCACAGTAAACGTATGCATACCTGCAAACACAGACTTGCTTAAGTTGATCGTAACAGAAGACGATGCAAACAACATAAACACGGAAGACTTTATACGTCTAAGAACAGAAGAAGGTAATGTAGCTATATACACTTTACTGGTTACATACACTTTCGCAAATGGTA